GAACTTTACCATAGAGATTTTTCTTCTGCTATGCAGCATGCATACAAGCATGCTAAGTCAAAGCTTGGAGTAGATGTTGACCCGGATGAGATTGATAGAAAAGTTGCTATGGGGCCTCGCAAACCATCCAAGGGTAAGACAAACAAATACCGTCTTTTGGATAAGGATGGTAAGAAAGCGATTCAAGTTCAAGTCTATGGTATGGACAATGGCAAGTATGAACTGAATATGTACAAAGAGTCTGTAGATGAAGGTTACAGAGATAAGCAGGATGCTTCCTACACTGACCGTTATGCTACGGGCGGTAAAGATACTGCTGACATGCAGAAGCGTCGTAAGGCACTTATCCAAAAGGCTGCTGATCGTTTTAAAAAGACTGGTTCGTACACTGGTAAAAAAGAGTCTGTAGAAGAACGTTACTCTGGCAAACAGGTAAAGATGGCTATGGGTATTGCCTCTGACCCTCGCTACAAGCAAGGTAATTATACAGGTGCTGTAAACAAAATTGAAAAGATTGCAAAAGGTTTGTCTAAGCATCCATCTGTTGCTTCTTATCTCAAGAAGATGAACGAATACCTTGAGATTGGTACAGATGATATTCGTAAGACATATGCATCTGAAACTCCCGGCCAGGAAGTTGTTAAGGAATTGGCAACAGGCACAGACAGAGCAATTGCATTAGGTGCTATTGGTGCAACTGCATATGCTGCAAAGAAAGCAAAAGATAGATTTGATCCTGTAAAAGTTGCTAAAGCAAGACAGGACCGTGCAGACAAAAGACAGGCACGTCAAGATGCTCAAGATCAAATCAGACAGCAGAATAAAGCAAGACGTGAAAGAATGAGAGACCGCTTCAAGAGTAAACCAGCTCGGAGGCCTGCTGGATAATGAAATCGTTTAAGTTCTTTACGGAAGAGTTTTTAGCAGAAGAAGCACAGATGCTGATGGAGAAACTTATCACGTTCGGTGGTAAGGCATATCCTAAGTTTGGTAACGTTGTTATCATGGCTGGTGGTGCTGGTTCTGGTAAAGGATTTGTGCAAGACAGACTGGTTGGCCTAGAGGGTAAGTCTTTTGATCCTGATGAACTCAAAAAGTTGGCAGGTAAATCTCCACTTATCAATAAAAGAGTAAAAGATGAGTTTGGTGTAGACCTGAAGGACTTAGGCACTAAACTTAGAGTACCTGAAAATGTTTCTAAGTTACATGAAATTATTGGTGATGCACTGAACTTACCAAACAGAAAGCAAGCGGCATTCTTTGGTTCTGTCATGACAGCTGCCGCTGATCGCAAACCAAATATTATTTTTGATACAACTCTTAAAGATGCTGGTAAGTTACAGAAACTTTCTCGGCAAGTTACAACACTTGGATATGATAAAAAGAACATCCATATTGTATGGGTTGTAAATGATATTGAAATTGCAAAGAAGCAAAACTTAGAACGTCCTAGAGTTGTTCCTACAGAGATTTTAATCAATACTCATAGAGGTGCATCTAATACTATGGGTGACATTCTCAAAATGGGTGAAACACTGCGCAAATATATGGACGGTGATCTTGTATTTGCGTTTAATAAAATTGGTGTAGACTCTGAGTTGGTTACAAGTAGAAAGGGTGGATCATACGTTAAAGAAGCAGATTACGTTTATATCAAACGTGCTGGTAAGTCACTGCCACCTTTAGATAAATTAAACAAAGCAATGCTTTCTAAAGTTAAATCATATGTTCCAAAGAACATTGATTGGGAGAACTTGGAACTATGAGAACGTTCAAAGAAAATATGAAACAAGACCCGGTGATTATGGAAGCAGAGTACCAAGGCAAAAAGGTTACTCTGAACAATCCATTTAGAACTTCCGGTGGTCCTAAGAAGTTTTCTGTATATGTTAAGAATGAAAAAGGTAATGTTGTCAAAGTAAACTTTGGTGATCCGAATATGGAAATCAAACGGGATGATCCCAATCGTCGTAAGAACTTTAGAGCAAGACACAATTGTGACAACCCCGGTCCTAAAACAAAAGCAAGATACTGGTCCTGCTACCAGTGGAGAGCAGGAGCGAAGGTAGACAACTAATGGTTACACAAGCAGAACGCATGGATCGCATTGAGTCGAAGATCGACAAACTTTCAGAAGTTCTTATACAAATGGCTCGGGTTGAAGAGAAATTAATCAACCAAGAAGAAGACCATAAGATTCTTAGAAAAGATATTTATGACCTTTATGAAAAGGTTGGTGATATGGAAAAAGTAGTACAAAAAAATCAGATCACTGTAAATATTATAAATAGAATCAGTTGGATAATCATTACAGGCGTGGTGGGTGGTTTCGGCACCTTAATCACCTACCTGTTCAATAAGTAAGGAATAACAAATGTCTATTAGAAAAGCATTGATGGAAATGGCGAATCCCAAAACAGAACGTGCTGCATGGGTGCCAGAGTCTATCACAGATGAGCAAGTAGAAGCATTCATGGAAGCTGCTGTCACTTCTATGCTGGAAGGTGCAGACACTTTTGTGTTTGAAGGTAAACACTATAAAACAAAATCTAAGAAAGAAGCAAAGAAGCTTGACCCTGTAGGTAAAGCAGATGCTGATATTGACAATGACGGTGATGTAGATAGTTCTGATGAATATCTGAAGAACCGTCGTAAGGCAATCAAGAAGGCAATGGATGAAGCATTGGACGCTAAAGACACTGATACAGTTAAGGCAGTAGTTAAAGCACTAAAAGGTGCTAGTAAAGCCCATGCTGGACAAGCTAAGCAACTTAAAAAAGACTTACAAGATGCTGCTCATACGGAGATGGATCCAAAAAAACACGTTAAGTACAATGACGAAATGAAAATGTACTGTGTATATAATAAAGATGGTAAGGTCGTTGCTAAATTTGAAGATGAGGAAGAGGCGAATGCATACGCAATGAAGAACCATGATGCTCTTATGGGTAAAGAAGAGATGGATGAGGCAGCTGCTCCCGGTTCTACTGCACAACATGGCGCAACTAAAGAAACATCTGACACCTTTGAAAAGCAAATTGGTGGTGGACGTTCCCCTAGAGAAAAAGAATTTGTAGACATGCACAACATGGAAGTTGGCATGGATATTGAAAAGGTTACTGATCAGAACAAAGAAAGCATGGAAAAGGCTCTGAAGCAAACTCCTGCTAGAATGGGTGATCAGAAAACAGGTGATACTTCTTTTGTAAATCCTGTCAAAGCAGATATCATTGATGGTATCACTAAAGCATTACAGCAAATGAAAACGAATAGTTAAGGATTAATACTATGTTGAAAGCACCAGCTTGGGCGAAACATGCAGTACCGACACCTAGAGGTTGGCAAGACCCAAATACGGGTGAACTGTTAGTATCTCGCCGTTTAAGTGACAGACAAGTTGATGAGTGGCATACTCACAAATCTGCTCAAGGTTTAGCTAAACCGCAGGTTCAACCAGCTCCTGCCCCCGCTCCGGCACCAAAGCCAGAACCAATCATTGAAGCAGACCCTGTTGTAGAAGAAGTGGCACCTACTGCTGAACCTTTGATTGAGGCAGACCCTGTTGATCATGATCATGCAAGTATGACTAAAGCACAATTAGCAGAGCATGCGCATGCAGTTCATGGAATTGATCTTGACACTTCTATGACTAAAGCACAAATGATTGAGGAACTTGAAGCACAACTTTAAATAATGAAAATCCTTAGTGAAAAAACAGAAGTAACAGAAGATAATTATCTTATTGTTGCTGCTAAACATTATAATAATCCGCAGTGTTCTAGTACTGATGAATTCTATGCTGACCTTGATCGTATCAAGTACATCAAAAGAATTATCAATCGTTACTTAGAATCTGGGGATTTATCAGAAAGATTACTTCTGAATCATATTATTGTATTTTGTAATGTTTTTGGTGTTGAGATTGGCGTGAAGATGATGGCAGTAAAACTAGAATACAAATACTGGTCTGTCATCAAAACCATTTTGGTATTTCTAAAGTATATTGAACCTAGTGATTTGGTTGGTATTGATATGGACTCAAAAATTATTAACGTTCTTAGAGAGATTTAATGTCAGTTTCTACATTTGCTGATACCGTATATACCTATAGGTTTTTGAAATTGTTGGTGACCCCATTCAACAAAACGAAAGCCTATGAGTTTGGCATTGTAGATGATAATGGTAAACGCACTGACAAAGAAATCAAAACACAAGAAGAAAGAGATTCATTCAATCTTTTTCACAGACTTGTGTTTAACTTAAAAAGACTACTTGGCGCTGCGCCGGGTGGTAAATCTCGCATTGCATCCTATGCGGCTGCACTGGTTCTACTTAGAGAAAATTATGGTGTAGATACAAAATATGCAATGAATGAGATGTGTCTTGATGGTGATACACAAAAAACTCTGGCTATGATGATTGAGCAATACTCTGGGGATGAAAATTTTATTGAGGAAAACAAACGCATTCCTCGTAAAAAAGGTCAACCTGCAAACAGTAAAAAGCATAGTGATCTATATACAGATGAAAATCCCAAAGGTACTATTCATGGCTTAAAGTTTGCAACTGTTGATGATGCCAAATCTTCTGTCAATAAAATAGAAAATTCTGATAGAAGTCACGCTCACAAGATTCAAGCTGCTATAGCGATGGAGCAAAGGGCAAGGGTCATGGGTAAAGATAGTGCAGCGAATGTGTATAGAGAATACATTAATAAAATGAAAAAGAAAACAAAGAAGCCAGTGAAAGAAACCGGCACAACTACTGCTGATGTAGCGATGCCCCCTACAAAAATGAAATTTAAGGCTTTCTTAAGACGCAAGAAAGACGATTAAATGTTTGCACTTCTAGGTTCGGTTCTAGGGTTTGGTACGTCTTTTGCTCCAAAGATTTTGGAGACAATAAATAAGGGACAAGAGCAAAAACACGAGCTCGCCAAAATGAGAGCGTCTGCTGAATTAAAGATGCAGATGCAAGATGCTGAATTTGACTACCAGAAGGAAATGGCACATCATGAGGAACACAAGCGTCTTATTGAACATGATATTGCTATCTCAAAAGAAACAGGTTTCTTTGCAGGACTTAAGAAAGGTGTGCGACCAATTCTCACCTACTGTTTCTTCGGTTTCTTTCTGTTTTACAAGACAGTACTAGTTATGGAAGCAATGCGTAGTGGTCAAACCATTTCGGATATTTCAGATGTTATCTGGGACGAACAGTCGCAGGCTATCTTTGCAGCAATCATCTCATTCTGGTTTGGATCAAGGGCAGTTGAGAAATTAAAATAGGATTATTATGTGGACAGTTTTGAATGAAGAGTATGACATTAAATGTACTTTTTTAGATGTTAGTGATGAATTATTGAATAAACTTGGGGATGATATTAAAAAAACTGGTGATAAAACTTACGGAACCACCAATTTAAAAGCAGAAATGACAAACTGGAAAACAGAACTGAAGTCATTTTTTCAATTAGAATCATTTATTGCTGATAAATTTACAAAAAGATGTACCTTTGTAGATCATTGGGGCGCAGTGTATCGTGATGGTGATCATGCTTTACCACATGACCATACTGAATATGGTGACAATGGTGGAGAATCATTTGTATTTTATGTAGATGTTCCAGAAGGGTCTGGAAACATTTATTTTAGTGAAGCTGATCTTACTGTTGAACCTCAAAATAAAATGCTTGTGTCATTCCCGGCAACTGTGATTCATGAGGTATACCCTAACACTATATCTGGTATTGAAAGAATTATTACAGCAGGAAATATTGAATTTTCAGTTGACAATGTGTAAAAAATAAGATAGTATAAGTACTACACAATTTTAAAAATCACTCCAAAATTAAGAGGTGCGTTCTATGACAAACGGTCTAGACATGAGGGACTTTTTATCCCAAACAAAGTTTTACGAAGCTTATTCCCGATACATTGATGATGAAAACAGGTATGAAAGTTGGGACGAATCTGTAGACCGTGTTATGGCAATGCACAAAGATTATTATAAAGACAAAATGTCTACAGCATTGGTAAATGAGATGGCTGCTGCTTCCAATGCATATAAAGAAAAACGTGTACTTGGTGCGCAACGTGCCTTGCAGTTTGGTGGTGACCAACTGCTTAAACACCAGATGAAAATGTATAACTGTACATCTTCCTATGTTGACCGTGCTTCTTTCTTTGGCGAATACTTCTATATCCTTCTGTGTGGTGCTGGCGCTGGTTTCTCTGTACAAAACCATCATGTCAACAAACTTCCTATGGTAGCAGAACGTAAGAAGCAAGCAAAAGGTTATATTGTAGAAGATAGTATTGAAGGTTGGGCGTCTGCTCTTGATGTTCTCATGTCATCCTACTTTGTCGGTGGTGGCGTACATCCTGAGTTTGAAGGTCGGCGTGTATTCTTTGATATGACTAATATTCGTCCAAAGGGTGCAAAGATTTCCGGTGGATTTAAAGCTCCCGGTCCTGATGGTCTGAGACAAGCACTGGACCGTATTGAGTATCTTATTCAGGGCATTGTAATGTCTTCTAAAGACCCTGTACAACTCCGTCCTATCCATGTATACGATATTGCCATGCATTGTGCTGATGCGGTCCTGTCGGGTGGTGTGAGACGTTCTGCAACCATCTGTCTGTTCTCTCCTGATGACACAGAGATGATGAATGCTAAGACTGGTAACTGGTTTGTAGATAATCCACAACGTGCACGTTCTAATAACTCTGCTGTGATTGTTCGTAAAGAAACTAAGAAAGAAGACTTTATGGCAATCATGGATAGCATTAAACAGTTTGGTGAACCGGGATTTGTATTTGTTGAGTCTACTGAACACACCACTAACCCATGTGTTGAGATTGGTATGTTCCCACAGATTGATGGACAGTCTGGCTGGCAAGGGTGTAACCTGACAGAGATTAATGGTGGTCTTTGTGTAGATGAAGAATCATTCTACAAGGCATGTGAAGCAGCATCTATCCTTGGTACACTACAGGCTGGTTATACTGACTTTAAATTCCTTCCAGATACTACAAAGCAAATCTTTGACCGTGAAGCATTGCTTGGTGTATCTATCACTGGATGGATGAACAACCCGGAGATTTTGTTTGATGAAAAGATTTTGGAAAAAGGTGCCAAGATTGTTAAAGATACTAATAAGAGAGTTGCTGATCTTCTCGGGATTAATCCTGCTGCTCGGACTACTTGCGTTAAGCCTAGTGGCAATGCTTCTGTACTCTTGGGAACAGCAAGTGGAATCCACGCTGAACACTCTGAGAGGTATATCAGAAATATCCAACTAAACAAAGATTCTGAAGTTGCACAACTCATTGCTAAAACAAATCCAGAGATGGTAGAAGACTCTGTATGGTCTGCTTCTGGAACTGATTGGGTTGTATCTTTCCCAATTACACCAAAGCAAGGTTCTATTCTGAAAGATAAACTTATTGGAACTGACCACCTTGAATTGGTTGCAAAGGCACAAAAGCATTGGGTAAATACTGGTAAGAACAAAGAACTTTGTGCAGACCCTACAGTATCACATAACGTATCAAATACTATTCTAGTAGAGGATTGGGATGATGTTGCTGAATATGTTTATAGCAATAGGAATAACTTCGCTGGTATTTCTTTCTTGTCTACTTCTGGCGATAAGGATTTTAATCAAGCGCCGAACACTGAAGTCATCGACGCTGAAAAGATGGTGGAAAAATATGGCGTGGCGGCTGTTCTAGCATCTGGTCTGGTAGTAGATGGACTTGCTGCTTTTGGTGACCTTTGGATGGGCTGCCAGACCGCACAAGGTTTCGGTGAAGATATCTCAGCTGAAAACTCTAAGAACACTCTGAAGAAAGATTGGGTGCGACGCTTCCAAGCATTTGCTGATAAATACCTTGAAGGTGACCTTAAGAGAACTGAGTACTGCCTGAAGGATGCATTCCTTATTCACAAGTGGGAAAAAATCAAAAGGTCTTACATGCAAGTAGAATGGATCAGTGAACTGTCTGAAAAGAAATACACTGATGTTGACACTCTTGGTGCAGCAGCCTGTGCAGGTGGTGCTTGCGAGATTGACTTTTAGGAGGGTCTATGAAATACCGAATTATCTGTGACGATTGTGAAGTAGAAAGTGTAGTTCATCTGATTTATGATGAAAAACCAAATCACTGTCCATATTGTGGTTCTGAACTAACAGATGATGAAGTATCAGAATATGACGCAGGATGCCTTTGTGACTAATATAAGTAACCTCAGTTGAAACACACTGAGGTTATTTTTTTATGTCTGATCATTATACAGGATGGTACTATGAGTTTGGCGAATATGATCCTGAAACAGCGCCAGAAGAGTTTGTAGGGTTCGTCTACCGCATTCAAAACCTAGACACACTACAGAAGTACATCGGCAAGAAACTCTTCTGGAACCGCAGGAAAACCAAGGTAAAGACCAAGACAGGTGGAACCAAAACAAAGTATGTGACAAAAGAATCTGACTGGCGTACATATTATGGTTCAAACAAGGCTCTCCAAGAACAAGTCCAAGAAGTCGGCGGTGATAAATACTACAGAGAAATTTTGAAGTTTTGTAAAACAAAGGGCGATTGTTCTTACTATGAAGCAAAATATCAATTTGAATATGACGTGCTATTACGAGATGACTACTTTAATGAATACATCCAGTGTCGGATTAATGCGAAACATTTGAAAAGAGAAGATGATGGTGAATAAGATTACACTTAATATTTTTGAAATCCTAGAGAAAATTGGTTCTGCTAAAAAGAAGGCAGACAAGATTGCTTTACTTAAAGAACATGATTCTTTTGGGTTAAGAACTATTCTTCAAGGTTGCTACAATCCAACTATAAAACTTCAGTTGCCAGAAGGTGAACCACCTTATGAGCCTTGCGAAGCTCATAACGCACCTTCAAATCTTTTCAAAAGGTCTAATCAGTTTGCTAACTTTGTTGGCAAGAGAGCTAAAGAATTAGGCACAATTAAAAGAGAAAGATTTTTCATCCAACTCTTAGAATCTATCCATCCAGAAGATGCAAAGATTGTATTGCAGATGAAAGATAAAAAACCATTCAAAGGTATTTCATCTGCTCTAGTCAAGGAGGTCTATCCAAATTTGATGCCCCCTGACTAATTTGTTATGTCCTATTAACTTTTTAAGGAATGCATTATATGCTCGTTTCTCAAATTGACCGTCTCAAAAAAGATTATCGTGAACTTGAACATTATGAAAGAAAACTCGTAAAACAAGGGAGAGATACTTTAGTAAGGCAAATGAAATTGAAACGGGACTATCTGGGTAGATCAATAAAAGATTTGGAGGAACAACTTTTTCGTTGACAAGACATAAAAACTGATATATAATCTATATGTCTTTTGGGGCGAGGGAATATATACTTCTCGCCCCTTTCTTATCTTAGGAGTAAAAAAGTGTTAAAAAAGATATTCTGGAAGATTTTTTCTCTTGACACAAGCAAGCATAGGCAGTATACTCTTCTTTATGATGATTTGTGTATGTGAATAACGAGTATGCTCCCTTGGCGGAAATGGTAGACGCTGCGGACTTAAAATCCGTTTTCCTTTGGAAGTGCCGGTTCGACTCCGGCAGGGAGTACCAATTATGTATGTAACACCTTGTGTGTCTCTTTGCAAGATAGAGGGTGGTGAGTGTATTGGTTGCGGCCGCACTAGAGAACAGATTGCAAGGTGGACTAGATACACTGATGAAGAAAGACTTGACATAATGCGTAAATTAGGGTATGGTAATAAACGTACCCAACGCAGGAATAAACCATGAATATTTTCTATCTTGATCCCAATCCAGTCAAAGCAGCACAGATGCATTGTGACCAGCATGTACATAAGATGCTGTTAGAGACTGCTCAAATGCTGTCTACTGCACACAGAATGCTGGACGGGACCAAGACTAAACGTTCATCAGTATCAGGTAAACGCATGGTAGACTACTATGTACACCCTGATCCTGTACTAGAACATACACTCTACAAAGCAGTGCACTTCAAGCATCCATCTAATATATGGATTCGTCAAACTATGGAACAGTATGGCTGGGCAAAAGATTTGATGAATGCACTTGCTGATGAGTATGAGTATCGTTTTGGCAAGCAACACGGCACTGCTCTTACTGTCCTACCGTATCTTCAACTTCCACCTAAGTCTATGAAAATGAATGGTGGTTGGACTCCACCCCCTCAGTGTATGGACGATTACCTCAAACGTTCTAACACAGTACAGGCATATCGGGACTTTTATATCCACGAAAAATCTAAGTTTGCACGGTGGAAAAAAACACGAAAAAGTCCAAATTGGTACTTGACAAACCCTACTCAAGATACTATATTAAGTATGTAAGAGAAAAAGGTAAGTTTGATGATTGAACAGATTAAAAGTTACATTGCTGCTTGTGAAGCAAACCTTGCTAAGTATCAGCAGATTGAAGACCCTGTTGAACGTGAACGTGCTGTTGCTGCCTGTGAAGGTATGATTGCAGACTTTAAAGCACTTATTGAGGAATAAGACAGATGACTGAATGGTGGGTAATGAACATGACTGACATGAAAGTTGTCAATAAAGAAGCCTGCCCCGGTAACGCTGCTGAACTGATGATGATTCTTGAAGAAATGAATCCTGACATTAAGTTCAGTATTAAAGAGGTTGAGCTTTTTACAGAGGTTGAGTAATGAAAAAGAAGTCTTTTGTAATTCGTGATGCAGTCAGTAACGGTATTCGTTTTGGTCTGCTTGAACCAATCACTTCTGAACGTCAAGCCAAGAAGTTTATGCGTGACTTTGAAAAACGTATGAAGGCATGTGGCATTGAAGTACAATGTGTGATTCAAGAGGTTAAAGATGCGTGAAACAGTTCACCTAAAAGGCATTACCAAAAAAGGTAAGCAACGTATTCAAGAGCATGGTGCCTTATGGGAAGTTCTTGAAAAGCGTCCCGGAACTTTTGAGGGTCTGCTGTTAGGTTCTCCTAAAACTGGCAATATTCGTTGGTTGACAACAGACTTTGAAGTTATGAATGAAAATGAACATGTTGTAGACATAGATGGAGCAACAGATTGACAGAAGAAATGCCTTGGTTTTTTCATGTAGTTAAACATGGACTTGATGTTGAAGAACTAAAAAAATGGGTTCTTAGCAAACAGATCATTACAACTGATGGATATGGTGCGTATAGCGGCCGAGGGGATAGCACTCAACATTTCTTTGATGATGGTTCTAAAGGCGAGAGTTTACCAGTAAAAGATTCTTACGTCAAAGATTTTTTCTATGATATGGTCAAAGGTATCTGTGAAAGAAATAATATACCACATTTTGAAAATATGGAATATGTAAATTCATGGACCATAGATGGATATAAGGGTTCTAGGCATGGTATTCATCAGCATAGCAATCCAGCTGGATTAGTGAGAGAAGGTATGAGTGTTTTACTCTACCTTAATTTGCCAGAAGACATGTCAGATATGAAAGGATGGTTTTCTTATATTGACAAAGATGGAGAATGGTGTTATCTTAAACCTGAGTTAGACACTGTGTTTATCTTTTCACATCAGATACCACATTGTGCACTTGAACAAGGTGAAGGTTTACGCAAAACCTTAAACATAGAATTTTTGAAAGATAAGGAAAAGTAATGAAAAGCGACCTTGCAGATAAGGTAATCCTCACTGACTGTGATGGAGTTCTAGTAGATTGGCTCTTTGGTTTCAAAGAGTTTATGGCAGACCGTGGGTATACTGAACAAGACCCTACCGGATATGCTATTTGGAAACGGTATGGTTTTATCAACAAAAATGCTGGTGAACCTCTTGTTCGTGAGTTTAACAACTCCGCTGCTATGGCATACCTGACCCCGCACTTGGATGCAGTCAAATATGTTAAGAAGTTGCATGAGGAATGTGGTTATGTCCTGCGTGTAATTACTTCCATGTCTCTGAACAAGTATGCGTACAAGGCACGTCTACAAAACCTGCACGCCCTGTTTGGTGAAACTGTTATTGATGAACTGGTATGTCTAGATACTGGTGCTGATAAAGATGATGCACTTGAACAGTATCGTGGCACGGGTTGTGTTTGGGTAGAAGATAAGTACAAGAATGCTGTGCTAGGTGAAGAACTTGGACTTGAATCTTATCTAATTGACTTGCCTCACAATCAGCAGTTTGACTTTGCTAATCGTGTTAACGGTTGGGAAGATATTTACTATTCCATTGTAGGAGCTTAAAATGAAATCTATTATTATTGCATCTGTTGCGATGCTTGGTTTGACTGGATGTGCGCAACTTACTAAACCTCTTGGTGAATGTACCAATGTAATGTACTATAATGAAAAAACACCACAGTATGCAGCACTTGGTGCAGTAGCTGGTACAGCTGCTATGGTTGTTCTTTCTGATGGCAACGTAGGTGGAACCGATGCACTCTTTGGTGCTGCTACAGGCGCTCTTGCTGGTACTGTAGCATCCGGTGGACTATATACAGCAGAGATTTGTCCATCAATGACAGAAGTATTAAAGGAAGTTCAATGAAACGTATTCTAGCCGTTTTATCTATGGTAGGGGTTGGTGCATGCGCCAGTCCCGCCGCAGCGGAGACTGCAATTGTAACTGATGTAGAACCTAACTGGATTGAGGTTGTACGAGATGTACCCGTAACAAAGTGTAGTATTGCACAAGTACCAATCTATGAGAATGTACAAGGTCAAGGTGCTACTGGTTTAGAAGTTCTTTTTGGATCAGTCTTTGGCGGTTTGCTTGGTAAAGCAGTGACTGATAAAGATGAAGGTGCTGTTGCTGGTGCAGTTATTGGTGGTGTGGTTGCTGCTGAAGCAGGCCGTGCACCAGAACTTCGTATCGTAGGATATGAAGACAAAGAGATTTGTACAACTCGTTATGTTCAACGCACTGAGTCTGTTCCTGAAGATTATACCATTCAATATGATTGGAACGGATATCAGGGTTGGGGGGTTGTCAAAGATCAATATGCTGTAGGCGACGAAATTGAAGTGAATGTTTCTGTGACTATTTGTCGTAGTCAAAATTGTAATTGATTTGTTATCTGCCCGTAGCTCAATTGGATAGAGCAACGGCCTTCTAAGCCGTAGGTTGTAGGTTCGACTCCTACCGGGCAGGCCAATTCTATGGAAGTCACATCAAAGAAAAATATTCTTCTTGGTAATTTTAATCACATTCCACTTTGGGAAAGTAAAAAAACTAAGAAATATGCAACATCAGAAGGATTAGATGCATGGTTGCCTTATTCCTCTGGATGTTTGATTTGGCATGCCATAAAAAATCCAAAAATTAATAAAAAATACAATTTCTACGATCCTTTATTCATACCTAAACCTGTAGAAGAATTTGATGATATTTTGTCAGAGACAGATATTTTTGGATTGACCAACTATACATGGAATCAATATTATAGTGATTTAATCTCTGAGCATTATAAAAAAATTAAACCTGATGGTATTGTAGTATATGGTGGGCCACAAGTACCTAAACACAAGGATGTATTAGAAAAGTATAGAGAAGATCGTCCTTGGGTTGATGTACACATAGAAGGTCTAGCAGAATATGCATTTGAAGAATGGTTATTAGATGAACCTATCAGTGGTAATAAAATTAGAGAACTTCCGACGCCATATAGTGATGGTATTTTTGACTATGTTTTTGATAATCCAGAAAAATATAATGTAGGAAGAATAATGGTCCCTGTAGAAACTGATAGGGGTTGTCCATATAAATGTGCTTTTTGTGATTGGGGTGGCAATGCGAGTAGTAAAATCACAAAGTTTGAGTTACAAAAATGTGTAGATGAACTAGAGTTTTTATACAAGAAAAAAGTGAATAGCATGTTTATTACAAATGCTAACTTTGGCATTTTTAAAGATGATGTGACTGTTTTGGAAAAGATGGTAGATTTCCAAGAAAAGTATAATCATAAGGTTAATGTTATTTACGGTGGTCTTGCAAAAAATGGTAGTAAAAATCTAACCAAAATTGTTGACTTATTAGAGAATCAACTTTCTCTTACTCAAAATAATATGAAAGTTAGTTTTCAAACCCACACACCAGAAGTGCTAGAGATTATTGATAGAGCAAATATTAAGAATGAAAAACTTTTACCTGTTATTGCAGAACAAAAAGCTTTAGGTAATGAAATCACAGCAGAAATGATTATCACTCTTCCCGGTGAAACTGCTGACAGTTGGCTTCAAACCTTACATCATAATATACACAATCTTGGTATTGACAAGACCATGACGTTTATTGCTCTTGTAGTTGCTAACACTTCTTTTGGTACACCAGAATATCAAGAAAAACACAAGATTAAAACAAAAAAGGTATTTTTTAGTAAATTCCAATACTATGAAATTATGTATGAGTCACTAAGTTTTGATTTAGAAGAATTAGTAAAAATGTTTGACTACCAATGGTTCTGGCATAATTTTGTTAACACTAACATTGCAACGGATAAAATTTATGATTTAACAAAACAGACAAAAGATTTTTATGATAATTTAGATGAATACCCTATCTTGAGTAGTTGTGTGGAGATGCAAAGAAATTTGATAAGAAGAGTTTTTGCACCTGAAAGCGAAACCACAATTACTGATGAGTTTGAAACTATCTGGTTTACTAGAAGTATGAGAATGGGTGAATTGAAAGTTATGGCAGACAACTATATACAAACAGAACAAGAACTAGAAAAGTTGTTTGGTGAAAAAATTAATGTAGATTGGGCAAAATTTAATATGCCCCTTAGATGGACTTATTAGGAGAATATAATGTTGTTTCTTGGTGTAGGCGCAGTTATGTTTACTGCAACTTTGTTTATTGGTGGCTGGGTATTGTATGACCAGTTCTGGGGTGGTGAAAAAGAAGACACTACTGAAAGTGAAACTCCTACTGTAGCATACTATGCAGAAGCAGAATGGTTTTCAGAACCACAGGCTGGAATTAAATATCTTGTAGAAGATGATGATGGTATTGACGCAGACCTGACACTAAATGCTGTGATGGATTGGGTTGAGGCAGATGAACCTAATATCTGGACAGGTGATTGGGAAGTCAAAGTCTGGACTTGGAATGATGCTGGTGTCGTTTCTATTAATGGTGATGCTTCTACTCTGATTGAAGACCGTTATGATGATGTTGAAGTTCCTTACTTTACTGGTGATGGATTTATTGAACATGCAACAGTTGACTTAGACTTTACATAAAATTAGAAACGATAGTTGAAAAAAAGGCTTGAAATCTTATCCAAGATGTACTATATTAATAATGTAGTGTTGACAGAGAAGAGTTATGAAAGCAACCATTCTTAAAATTATCGGTGAGGAACACCTGAGCCTGCATCAGTATCCCGGCTATTTTGTCTGGACGTATGATGACGGTGATACCTATGAAGAGCAGAGTGTCTATGTAGATAAGATCACTCACCTGACTACTCAGCAATGGGTAGAAGATGGTCAAGCGTTTATGGAGTATGTTAAAGCTGATAAGTAGTACGGAGATTGGCGCAGTCTGGTAGCGCACCTGCTTTGGGAGCAGGGGGCCGTAGGTTCAAATCCTACATCTCCGACCAATAGGATTTCCTGCGACGGCAGGAATGGTATAGTGACTGAATAATCCGTGGCAGATGCGGATAAGGTAATACCGAAGGGGTTTAGCGGCCCGTCTTAGCGGATGCAGGTAGGTTTGGACCGAGTAGACAGGAGTTTGCCAGTGGTCCATTGTGGGTAATCCTTAATCCCACCTATACATTTTATTATGCTGGCGTAGCTCAGTTGGTAGAGCAGGGGTTTTGTAAACCTCAGGCCGGGAGTTCAAGTCTCTCCGCCAGCACCATTATTTTAGGGAGATAACAACAAATGCATATTGAGAGTGATACTAAGTTAGACTATTCGGATGTTCTTCTAAGACCGAAACGATCTACTCTAGAATCCCGAAAAGAAGTTAAACTCACCAGACAGTTTAAATTTCCTCACTCTCAAAGAACACTTGAAGTTATCCCTATTATTGCTGCCAACATGGATGGTGTTGGCACTATTAATATGGCAAAAGCATTCTCAAAAGAGAACATGATGGTTGCCATGAATAAAAGTTACAGTGTTGATGAACTTACTAAACTCCATCTACATGCAGACATTTACGACAAAGACCGTATGAAAGAAAGTCTGTGTTTGACTGTAGGTATGCAAGACGCAGACTATGATAAGGTTCGTTCTCTTAAGAATAAGTTTCCAGTAATTTGTATTGACACTCCAAATGGGTATATGGAGAAGTATGTCAAGTTTGTAAAGTCCATTCGTGAACTATGTGGTGTAAATAATATTATCATTGCAGGTAACGTGGTTACCGCTGATCAGACACAGGAGTTAATTCTAAATGGAGCTGACGTGGTTAAAGTGGGTATTGGGCCTGGAAGTGTTTGCACAACTCGTATTGTTACTGGTGTTGGTTATCCGCAACTATCAACGGTTATGGAGTGTGCGGATGCTGCTCATGGCCTTGGTGGTCACATCGTCGCTGACGGTGGTTGCGTTTCTCCGGGCGATGTAGCAAAAGCATTTGCCGCAGGAGCCGACTTTGTAATGCTAGGTGGAATGCTTGCTGGTCATGACGAAGGTGGTGGTGAACCAGTCTACAAGTATATCCATAACAATGAATACTACTATATGAAAGAAGATGAAATCTATAAGCCTGTTATTGAACGCAAAGAGTTTAGACAGTTCTATGGTATGTCATCCAATACAGCTAACAAGAAGCATGCAGGTGGACTGAAGAACTATCGTGCATCTGAAGGTCGTGATATTCTTGTACCCTATCGTGGTCCTGTAGCAGATACAATGCAGTATATTCTTGGTGGTCTGCGTTCTACTTGTACCTACATTGGCGCTAGGCAGATTAAAGACCTTACTAAGTGTGCAACATTTGTGCGAGTGAACAATCAATACAATAAGGTATACGAAAATGCTTAAACTCCGTGAACTAACAATGAACCATCATAAAGAAGCAGAACGTTCAGAGTTTGCTAAGAAACTTGTGTCGGGCAAAGTTACTCCATTTGAGTATTGTGTTTACCTCTATAATATGGGATTTGTTTACAACACCCTAGAGAACCTTGCATGGCAGGCTGATGCTTTGGATGGTATTGAGTCTATTCGTCGGGCCGAGAAAATCTGGCAAGATCATAAAGAAATGAAAGATGAGTTTCCCCTTGCTCCGCTGCTAGATTCTGTTCGGGAGTATATGGACTATCTTATGTCTATTAGATACAACCGAAGTAAAATCTTGGCACATGTTTATGTACGACACATGGGCGACTTGTCCGGCGGGCAAATTATCTCTAAACGACTTGGTGATAAGTTTCCTACCAACTTTTACCAGTTTGATGAAGATCAGGATATGTTGAAAGAGAAGTTAAAAGAAAAACTAAATAATGACATGGCGGAAGAGGCAATGCGTGCTTTTGACCATGCTCACTATATTTTTCTTGAATTGGATAAATTGAATGATATGGGATCGCTTGGAGGAAATCCAGAGATTTCTGGAACATAAGTTTGAAAGTACAGGCACAGAAGTCCAAGAAGAGGGGATGGATCAGTTCAATCGTCCCGGCTGGGTTAATCGTGTCTGGACTTCTAATGCTTATCGCAGAGCGCATGTTGATGTAGTAGATGCCAGAGAAACTAAGAAACTCTGGATGATGCATGTTTGCGTCTTTCCACATCTAAAGAGTGATGCCCCTGTCTTTGGGTTTGATGTTATTGCTGGACAGAAAAAGATCACCGGGTGCTTTTTTGATTTTAGTCCAACTATTGATAAGAGTCACAGTATGATCAATTGGTTTGGTAATACTATGGCAAAGTACGGATATAATAAGACTAGAGAACTTCCTGATTGGGCAAAACAAATCTTTAGTCGGCATATGGTAGCTGCTGGAAATGTTTCTCAAGAATCTGAGATGGAGATGATCACTAAAATGATTCATGAGGGTGCAGAATACTATTTAAATAATGTTACTAACTATAATGGTACATATATCCACGACACTTTAGGTAAAGAAGCACAGAATAGATATGCTTATTATCAAAAACAAAATCCACATACTCCAAGAACTATGACTTCTCTTGGTCTAGGTGAAGATGACGTTAGACTTTTCATTGATAAATGTTTGTTTCCAGAGGTATAATGAAAGAACTTATTGTTATAGATGACTTTCTTCCTGAAGAAGATCATCAGAAAATTTACGAATTGACTATGAAAAGAGAGTGGAATCCTGTAAATGACACAGAAGAAGACCCACTAACTAGTCAATCTGGATATAACTCAGGGGATACCTTTGATGAACTTGGTACACAAATTATCCTTAGTGAGTGTCTAGCATATCCAAATCTTAAAAAAATTCTCAACACTTCTTATGAAAAAACTCTTTATAATAAATATGATGCTAAGACGCCTACATATTTTCATTATGATCATAAAGATGGTGGTTGGACTTTTATCTACTTTCCTGACATTGCAAAATATCATTATCAAATGGGTGGAGAAACGCAGATTTTAGTTGACAACCAGATAGTAGGTGTGTTACCATTACCAAATAGATTGATGGCTTTTGATGGTAGTAAAATGCACAAAGGTACATCATTCACTAATGATCAACCTAGATATTCACTAGCAATTCAGTTTAGAGATTAATATGCCAGTATACACAGTTAGAAATGACGTAACAGAAGAAACTATGGATGTAAACATGTCTTATAAAGACTTGCAAGACTTCCTGCATGGTAATCCTGAGTATTCTCAGATTTTTAAAATGCCAGCAACAGTTTCTGGTGCAATCTCTACACACCGAAGAGCTGGTGAGGGTTGGTCTGATCTTTTGAAGAAGGTCAAGAAGGCTTCAGGGAAAGACAATACTATCAATGTCTAACAACAAACTGAGGTTTCGTTTAGAAGACCTTCCTGAGATTGAACCAATCACAAAAAATCAGGAAAAGATTTTTGATGCCTATGAGAAAGGTGATCATGTCATTCTTTCTGGTGCAGCTGGAACAGGTAAAACCTTTGTTGCACTTGCCCTCGCATTAGAAGACGTACTAGACAAGGAAACTCCCTATGATCAAATCGTATTGGTTAGGTCTGTTGTACCCACCCGTGATACAGGCTTTCTCCCCGGAACCAAAGAAGAAAAAGAAGACCCCTACACAAAACCCTATCGTGGTATTTGTGCGGAACTGTTTGGACAGAATGACAGCTGGAACAAACTAATCCAAGCTGGCACTGTCCACTTTGAGTCCACGTCGCATCTGCGTGGCACTACATTCAATAATACAGTTGTGATTATTGATGAGATGCAGAACCTTAACTTCCATGAACTTGATTCTGTAATCACCCGTGTAGGTCGTGATTGTAGATTTATCATGTGTGGTGACTATTACCAATCTGACTTTGAAAAAGAAAAAGACAAGAATGGTATTCTGATGTTTATGAACATTGTTGAGCAGCTTAGAAACTTTACAACCGTAGAATTTGGTTGGGAAGATATTGTTCGTTCCGACTTTGTGAGAGACTATATTATGACCAAAGAAATGTTAGGCATTAAGTAAAAGGAGATATGAAAGATAATGGCTAAATTTTCTCGTTTTGACCCCCGTAATAAAAAGAACGGCCGTCACAAAAAGATGAGTATTGGGGAATACCCAAAAAACAAAAAGAATACTTTTGATGTAGATGAAGACCGACTCTACAACAAATATAAAAAGATTGATTTTGTTGATGAAGAAGCAGAAGAAGAATTGGGATGGCCAGTTCGGTAAAAAAGAATAAATTAAAATCCACTCATTTTAGTGCTGAGTTGACTATTGATTATGACCAGTCTATTGTAGATAGGGTATACCGAGACTTCCCCGATACCTTTGTTAAACAATATGAAAACCAACTCAAGTTTTCATATTCAGATACAAAACATCAATGGCCATATGAAATATATGGTCAACATCCCATAAGCAAATATGTTGATGGAAAGAGTTATCCTTGGACAGTCTGGGGAATAAAAAAACTACCTGATAACTGTACACATTTTGTACCTAGACCAAAAAATCATAATATATTTTGGGATAAAAAACAGAATTGCCTAGTTAAACTTTTCGCATGGTGGTCATTATATGTTGAAAATCTTTTAGAAGCGCCATTTATATTTAATGTTAATGTATTAGAAGATTGTGAGATTTCAGCATTTTTATCTTTTACCAGATTGACTTTTTGGAATAGTTTATATAATAAACCAAAACTCAAACCAATAGATGACTATGAAGGAATTTTGTATAATACAACTGGAATTACTTCAGACTATGTTAAAAACTTTTTTGGAAAAAATGTTGTTCAACTTGATCCTAAAAAATATACAAAATATATGGACATAAGATACTTAGGTCAAAATACTTTTGAATTTGGTCCCAATAAAAGAGATATGGAATGGACAAAACGTTGGGATACTAGGTGGAGTAAATTTGTAAACGAAATTAAAAATCATGATTACGAAATTAATATATACTGTCATGATGAGTTAATGATGAAAATACCGACAGGTAAAAAGCCTTTGAGAATTAATATTGATTATGATGACAGCAGAAGTTCTTTAGGGTTGTGTCAATTTACTTTATGGTTTTTCTTTGGTGTAACAAGATGGCAAGATGATAAACAATATTTTAGTATAGGAGATTGAAATGATTGCAGGTAAAGTATGGGGTTCTACAGAACTGATTGAAGCAAACGGGGCGTTAGAATTTCACCGCATTCAAACAAAAAAAGGTGGAGTATGCTCCAAACATAAACACGAATTTAAGTGGAATGGATTCTATGTTGAGTCGGGATATTTGCTTATTCGTGTTTGGCAGAATGATTATGACTTGGTTGATGAAACTGTAGTAGGTCCGGGTGAATGGACTAAAGTTAAACCCGGTGTAATGCACCAGTTTGAATGTCTTGAAGATGCTGTAGCTTTTGAAGTTTACTGGGCTGAATTTAATCACAATGACATTGTGCGTGAGACTGTAGGGTATGCCCAATAAACTTCATTATAAAGAAAATGACTATGCTTGGAATCATGCCAATAAAATTGGAGCGCATAAATTTATTAATGCTCTGAAAGATGTTAAACCATCTACATCAAATAAACCTTGGGTGTTAAAGATTTATGAGATTGACAAACTCCCAAAAAATTGGCGTTGTAAACAGGTTGAAGAAACTCTTTCATCAGATGACTTAATTGGACCTACTGGATCAGTGTATGCCACATACACAACACGGGATGAACTGGTTAATAAACATATCAATATTGGATTAAAGAATAATCAATACTATGTTCATCCCGGTACGCAAAGGTATTTACTGAACTGTGTAGAAGATGATTTTGAAATTTCTGCTCTAATAATTGATTATGATCAAAATGAAGAAAAGATATTGAAAGATTTTCCTGATGCCAAAGTTGCAAGTTCAGAAGATATGGACTTTCACTTTCATAAATCAGGTGACAGTTATACTATTAAATTAAATTCTGGGTGGCCATATGAATGGTCTTGGGAAAGTTTCACACTGGAAGCAATTAATTTTTATGAATACATATGGCCAAATTCTGATCATTCTGTGAATATTTTTCTTGACAAACGTAAGTTAATATCGTATGATAATGAGAAACCTAACATGAATGTCTATGTTGATGATATCTATGGTTGGGCAAGGTTTATTATTGATTACTACTGTGAAAGAAAACTGACATATAATGGATACCAGACGGACATTTGAACATGTAAAAGTTCACTTTGATTATGATGATCTTCTATCGGAAGATACTGAAAACGGACGAAAGTATGTAACGGAGGATAACAAAAAATATCCTTCTATCACAACTGTTCTGTCTATTCTCTCCCGTGCTGCTATTGCTGCATGGCGTAAACGTGTAGGAGACGAAGAAGCAGACCGTGTATCACGGCAGGCCACTACCCGTGGTTCTGCTGTGCATCAGATTGTAGAAGACTATATTGATAACAAGCCTGACTATGATGCTGGATACTTTCCTCATGTCCTAGAAAACTTTCATCAGATTAAAGACATTATTGATAAACGTATCGGTAAGGTTTATGCACAAGAGCAACCTCTCTATTCACATCACTTGAAGGTTGCTGGACGTGTAGACTGTGTAGCAGAGTTTGATGGTAAGTTGTCTATTATTGACTTCAAGACTTCTAAGAAACGTAAAACTCGTAGTCGGTGTTATAACTATTTCATGCAGGAAGCAGCCTATGCTATCATGTGGGAAGAACGTACCAAGATGCCTATTACACAACTGGTTACTATCATGTCTGTTGATGATGACCACCCACTTGTATTTGTAGAACAACGTGACGATTGGACGGAGAAACTTCGTGAAACGATTGAACAATATGAAGCAGAACAATCCACCCTTAATGGGTGAAACCAAGACTGGTAAAGAGTTGGTTCCTCAAAAACTCACTCCGGTAAAAGGTGACATTCGGTTTTATAATCCTGATGGTGGATACTGCACTCTAAACAGTTGTATAGATAAATTTGATACTGTTGAACGATTTGTTGAGAAGACAGGTAAAGGTAATAAGTATTATGCTTACTACCATGTCTGCAAAGACTGTAACCGTAAACACATATCTTCTCGCAATAAAACAGATACAGCAGAGTCTAAACGCCGTGCTGATCTTGGATATAAGGAAGTTGAACTATGATGGACCCTCTAGGACTTGATGAATTGTTGGGTATGGGACAAAAAAATAAAAATATGTTCCCTAGTAAGTCTGTTGTAACAAAACATGACTTGTATCTAACTGGTGAGATTAAGTCTGCTGAACAATACACTGACTGGTTTGAACTTATCCGTAGTGGTGGTAAGTCAGATATTATCACCATCCATATCAACTCTTATGGTGGTGACTTGTTTACTGCTATTCAGTTGATGCGATGTATTCAAGAGTCAGATGCTATCATTACTGCATCGGTAGAGGGTGCGTGTATGTCTGCCGCAACTATGGTATTCTTACAAGCACAGTCATTTGAAATCTCTGACCACTCTGCCTTTATGTTCCATAACTATTCTGGTATTGCTGTAGGTAAAGGTGCAGAGATGTTTGCTCAAGTATCTTTTGAGAAAAAACTTATTGACAAGATGATGAAAAAGGTATATAGTGGTTTTCTAAGTGATACTGAAATCAAGGATGTTCTTGAAGGTAAAGACTTGTGGCTTGATGGTGAAGAAGTTATTCTTCGTCTAAAAGCTATGAAGAAAAATGTTGAGCAGCTGGAGCTAGATTTAGATGATGATGACGAAGAACCAAAAGATGTGGGATGTTGAGCAGAATGAACTTCTGAAAGAATATGTAGATTCTGCTGCTGGTTACGAAACCACTATGGAAGAAGCAAAAGAGTTTGTTGAAATGATTCATGACTCTGATATTGACTATTATGATCTACGGATGATTTAAAATATCATGAAAAAACTCATTGTTCAATATTGGGTGCCGTTCTCTGAGTATCAACACACTTATGATGAGAGTGTAAAACTTGAAGGGAACGGCACTCTTTGTCACAGTATAGCAAAATATAATGGTGACTATCACCAAGAATTTATTGCAGACTATTCTAAAAAATCATTTGAACTTTATGCTCAAAAGTATGGGCATGATTATAAAAGGTTTTGTGATCCTGAGATTAATTTCTTTCATCCAACATGGGAGCAAATTAATACATGGTTTAATGATGATATTTGGAATAATTATGATCAGGTTCTTTATGCAGATACTGACATTCTAGCTTTGCCTTGGGCCGGGGATATTTTCACAGATACCAATACCTATAAGACTACTGAAGGTGGTACTTCAGGTGTGTATGTTTTGACTAAAGAAGTTAGAGAAAAGACCAAAGATGCTATGATGAATATTCTAAGCAACATGCGGTTGTATCATAAAGGTGAAAATGATGACATAGAAATTATCAAAGCTACAAAGTTTAAATATATGTCAGAGAAACCTAAACACCCTTTCAATTTACACTTTGCTGGTAATGAACCGATGGTTGATTATGTCATAGACCGATGGGCCAAAGAGTATATTGAAATAATTGATGATAACTGGAATGCTATAACAGGACTTGATAAAATCTCAACACCGATTAAACTCAAAGATCAAAACTTTGCACACCTACGTTCTATGAAAGACAGATTGAATATCAAAAAAATTCATCTGGAAAGATTTTTTAGGAAATACTATTAATATGAAATTTATTGACTATCTAAATTGTCGGAGCGAGTATGAACGACTCGTCTCCGGTTTCGTTCTACCAGAAGATAAATATCATGGTACAATTCAAAGTATGGAATGGTTTGTTAAAAAAGGATATACCGCAAATCGTTTTCGTAAAGGATTTGATGATGCACTTGAAGTGTGCCAAAAGGTAATCAATGAATATAGACAGAGCGGTAATTGAGATTAATGGTGGATGCAACTACAGTTGTCAGATGTGTCCACAATCCGCCCCCGGCGGCCGGGGAAAAAACTGGTTAAAAAAACTTAGTCTCAAAAACTTTGAAGCAATCATTGAAGAGTTATCTGATAAGGGGTTAAATGTAGTTAACCTTGAAGGTTCTGGTGAACCTACCCTCAATCCTGACTTACCTGAATATGTAAAGATTGTAAAAAAATATGGCGCCAAAGCATTTATGTTCTCCAACGGATATAAAATGCGTGGTAACTTTATGAAACGAGTTGTAGATGCTGGCGCAGACTTCTTTCGTTTCTCTATCATTGGATACAACAAAGAAACCTATAAAGCATGGATGAATTCAGATTACTTTGATATTGTAATTGATAATCTGCATGAGATGCAGAAATATGTAGAACAGTCTGGTTCTTCTTGTGACGTATCAACTTATCATCTTATTATGGATAATGATAATGTTGACTATGAAGTAGAGCAGTATCGTAAGATTGTAGATAGTGCTAGAGTACAAACAGAGATTTGGAAGATGCACAACTGGTCTGGTGTTTATAGACCACCTGAAGAACGCACTGGTGAAGTTAAGACTTGTGGTAGACCTTTCTCTCCTGACCTTGTTATTCGTGCTGGGGGTGAGGAAGGTAAATGGGGAGCAGTGCACCCTTGCTGCCAAGTCTTAGGTAGAGATGATGAAGCAATCCTTGGTCATGTTTCAGAAGAAAGCATTGAAGACATTTGGACAGGTGATAAGTATACAGAACTAAGACAGCAACATCTTACAGGAAACTATCCTGACTTTTGTAAGGGTTGTGACTTTTTGATTGACGATCCTGAAGTTTTAGTATATACTAATCATACTCGGGATTTGTATAAAATGCATGGTACAAGGTTTGACTTGAATGACTTTAGATATTAGAGAGTTTCATACTCATTTTATAGCTGTTAAAGATGTTCCTGACCATGATAAGTGGAAACAGTATTTTGTTTCGGCTATTGATAAAGAACTTTCACACCAAGATAAAATTGCTATGAAAACTAGTGAACATGGATCAGTTATGGGTTGGGAGCAGCAACGAAATAGTTCTACATCATACTTTAACGAATCAAGTTCTATAAATTATGATGATTTTACAGATGAAGTTGTCAGACCTGTTGTTAGTGAAGTCATTGAAGAATTAAATTTTAATTCATACCCCGTAAAGTTTATTGATTATTGGTATAACCGATATAATAAAATGGGACACCATGACCCCCATAATCATCCAGACTCTGACTTGTGTTTAATTTATCTATTGCATTTAGAGGAACCAAACACAACTGTATTTCATAATACAATGTTTGATAGAAGTTTTCTTAAAAAAGAAATGTATACAGATGATTTAAAAGAAGGTCAAATCATTATCTTTCCTTGGCATTTGATGCACGAAGTACAGCCGCAGTGGTCAGAAAAGAAAAGATATACAATTGCAGGAAATATTGTTTTAGATGACAAAAGAGAATCTTAGGTTTTTAAATCCTGTTGATTTAAAAGGCAGGGTATCAGCATCAGCAAGAATTAGAATGGTTACTCCATCAAGAGGTATGGAGAAACTTGGATTTGATGGTGGGTTTAACAAACCCACTAATTCTGATAGTATTGGCGTGATAATGAAAACTTCCACCAATCTGCTGAACACAAAGTGCAAAAAGATTGTATGGGATGTTTGTGACAATTATTTTTCTGATCGCCGCCGCAGTCAAGCAATAGAACTTTTGAAGAAATGTGATGCTGTAACGACAACTACAGATAGACTCAAGAAGGTCATTGAAGAAGAATGTAAAAAGTTAAAGATTGAAAAGAAAATCTTTATCATTGATGATCCTGTATTCTATGACTTTAATGAACCTAGTTTTAGTCCAAAAGACATTTTAAAAGTAACTTGGTATGGCAATGATGGTAACCTACAATATGCTGACTGGAAAAAATTAGTATTTGGCCCGTTAGCAGAACGGCAAAATGAATTACCACCTATTAAATTTACGGTAATTAATCGTAACGGAACTATGCCAGCTGGCGTTGGGTCTTTGAATGGTGAATACAGAAATGTAAAGTGGACAGAAAAAATCCAAAAGATCATTACAACCAAGTCTGATTTTATCATCTTACCAATTGATCCAGAGCATCCTTTTACTCTTGGTAAGAGTCATAACAAACTTGTAGATGGATTAGCATGCGGAACTATGGTACTTGCATCTCCACAAGACAGTTATCTTAAGTTCTCTGACTATGCTTATGTAAATGATAACTTTGTAGATAATATGATTGAGTGTCTGAAAAATCCTGCGCAGACACTGGAAAGAATACGTTTAGGACAGGAATATATACAACAGAACTTATCTGATATTAATATTGCTAAACAATGGATTGAAGTGGTAAAGGAACTATCTAATGACTAAAACTATTCTGATTACAGGTGGCGCCGGTTTTATTGCGCACCATGTAGTTGATTATCTTCTGGCTAAGACTGACTGGAATATTGTAACTCTAGACAGACTTGACTACAGTGGTAATCTGAACAGACTGCATGATGTTGTTCGTCGGCATGAAAAAGCAACACAGAACCGTGTGCGCACAGTCTTTCATGATTTGAAAGCAGAACTCAATCCACAAATTATTAATACAATTGGACATGTAGACTATATTGCACACTTAGCAGCTGGCAGTCATGTGGACCGTAGTATTGACTACCCTATGGAATTTGTTTTGGACAATGTTGTAGGCACAGTAAACATTCTGGAATATGCTCGTAAGGTAAAAGGTCTAGAAAAGTTCATTTACTTCTCTACAGATGAAGTCTTTGGTCCTGCACCAGAAGGTGTTCACTATAAAGAGAATGACAGATACAACTCTACTAACCCCTATAGTGCATCTAAGGCTGGTGCAGAAGAGTTGGTAGTAGCATATGAAAACACTTACAACCTTCCTGCTATTATTACTCATACAATGAACGTATTCGGTGAACGCCAGCATCCTGAGAAGTATATTCCTATGTGTATCAAACGTGCACGGGATGGTGAGAAGGTCACTGTGCATAGTGATCCATTAAAAGAGAAAGCGGGATCACGTCACTATATTCACGCCTATGATGTGGCAGATGCACTCTACTTCCTCATGAACTATGATATGTCTCAGCTTGAAGCAGACTATGGTGGTGCTAAGTGTCACAAATTTAATATTGTTGGTGGTGAAGAACTTGATAATCTTCAACTGGCAAAAATGATTGCAGACATTCAAGGCAAGGAACTGAACTATGAAATGGTAGACTTCCATTCCTCACGGCCAGGTCATGATTTGCGTTATGCTTTGGACGGTTCTAAGATGGCAGAAATGGGCTGGACACCTAAACCTGTTCGGGAACGTTTAGTTGAAACTGTAGACTGGTCTTTGAAAAATAATGAGTGGCTGGAGTGGTAGGATGCGAGAGCGTTTTGATATTATCAATTTTCTAATCAGAGAAAATAAATATGAAAAATATCTAGAGATTGGTGTAAGACGTTCAAGAGAGTGCTTTGATCGGATTAGTTGTAAAATTAAACATGCAGTTGATCCAAGTTTTTTAGAAGCACCTAAAGAATATCCAAAAGCATCTGAAAACTTTCATATGACTTCAGATGAATTTTTTGCACAGAATAAAAATAAGTATGACATTATTTTTGTTGATGGACTTCATACCGCAGAGCAAGTATACAAAGATGTTGAAAACGGTCTGAAAGTCTTGAAAAAGGGTGGGACTATTGTTATGCATGATTGCAATCCACCCACAGAGTGGCACCAAAGACCAGCTGAACAGTATAATGGAACAGGTTCTTGGAACGGAACTGTATGGAAAGCTTTTGTCAAACTTAGAAATAATCCAGACCTAGAAATGCTTACAATTAATACAGATTGTGGTGTTGGTATTGTTCAACGGGGAAAGCAAGAACCTCTATTTGTTCCAGAAGGTCAACTTACATATCTTGGTCTAGATATGAACAGAGTTGAATGGCTTAACTTAATGACGGTAAAAAACTTTGAAAAGATCAGCAAGAAAACATAATCAGTTCAAACTCTGGTTTTTTCAGAAGACTGCTCAATCCCAAGAAAAAAAAGAAATGATGGCCCGGTGGGTAAAAGGCGTTTCTGCTTGTGGAGATGAATACATTTGGGCTAATGATGGAATGACTCAACCTGTCAAAAATCAAGACAGGGAGTTTGGACTTATGTGGGGTTGGCCTTTACATGGTCGTGATGCTGTTCAAGTTGAAGAGGGTTTCATTAACACAAGTGCAAAAAACCGTTCTGATCTTAGGCAGAAGTGTCTGACTTCTTTTGAAGAAGCAGGCGGAACCAGAAAGAACATGTTTTTCTTTGAAGGCAATGTTCTAAAGCATTTTGAAAAGTCTGGCCGGATTAGGTATTATAGATTTCCTCTAAACTCTATCCATGCTAATCAATCTGATTTTTTGGAATTTGATGATAATGTAGACAAAAGAGTTGAACAAATAACATCTGATTTGAATTTAAAAGTTCATGATTGGAAAACTAAGGGTGATCACATCATGATTTTCCTTAATCGTGGTGTTGGTGGTTGGTCACACATGGGTATTGATGTTTATACTTGGTTGAAAGAAACAGTTCTTGAATTGAGAAAGTACACTGACAGACCTATTAAGGTTAAAGACCATCCTGGCCGACATGCTATGAATGAGACACACAAAAATGAAGTCTTGAGATTTTTACAATATAGTGTTAAGGATGTTGAATACTACCACAGTGTCACAAAAGTTTTGGGTGACTATTCCAATGCTTATCTGAAAACAGCATGGGCAAGTGTTATCCTAACAAGCACGGCTGGTGCGGTAAGTATGATGAAAGGTGTTCCAACTTTTGTTACTCATGACGCAGCATATATAAAACCGTGGTCAGCTGGTGAACTAAAAGATATTGAAAATCCAAATTTAAATGTTGACAGAGATGAGTTTTTGAGGTATTATGCAAATTCACATTGGAGTCTAGAAGAAGTTGAGCAAGGCGACTTATGGAGAAAATTGAGAGAGCAAAGAGGGTTCGGTAATGATTAATGTATTCATTGGATATGACAGCAAAGAAAAAGCTGCATTTAGTACACTGTCATATTCTATCTTGAAACATAGTACACAACCTGTAGCAATCACGCCTATTTACCTGAAGAATATTAAGGATGATTTTTCTCGTAAGCGCAATAAGATTTCTTCTACAGAATTTTCTTTCAGTCGGTTCATTGTACCGCACTTGATGAACTATCAGGGGTGGGCTTTGTTTATGGACTGTGACATGTTGATGAAATCAGATATCGCAGAACTATGGCGTATGCGTGATGATCGGTATGCAGTGCAAGTTTGTCAACACGACTATATGCCAAAGTCAGAAACAAAATTCTTGAACCAGACACAGACAGTTTACCCAAAGAAAAACTGGTCTAGTTTTATGCTGATGAACTGTGCAGAATGTACAAGACTAACACCCGACTATGTTAACTCTGCTTCTGGTCTAGAACTGCACCAATTTAAATGGCTGGATAATGAGACAAAGATTGGTGGACTTCCTCTAGAGTGGAACTGGCTTGCTTCCGAATATGAGTATAAAGAAGACGTGAACAATGTGCACTACACTGAAGGTGGACCTTGGTTTGAATCATATAAAAAGACAGACTATGCTGAAGATTGGTGGAGAGATTATTTTGAAATGTCACAAGTGGGGATGAGAGATGCGATTTAGTTTATTTACAGAACATGGTGCACTAAACAGTCCATCTATCTTTGAAGCATTTGAAACTTCTCTGAAGAATGCTGGCCATGATGTTGTACATAATGATATGGAAGCTGATGTTGCTGTTATCTGGTCTGTACTTTGGTCTGGACGTATGAAACCTAACAAAAAAGTATTTGATCATTTTAAAGATCAAAACAAACCTGTACTAGTCCTAGAGGTTGGCAGTATCAAACGTGGTAAGACATGGAAGATTGGTCTTAACGGTGTCAATAAAATGAATTATCCTTATCTGGATAAGATTGATATGGACATGTCCAGAGCAGAAAAGTTTGATATCAAATTAAAAGATTGGACATACACCGGAGACAAAATTCTTATTGCATGTCAACATGGTAAGAGTTTGCAATGGTCTGGTCTAATGAAACCTGATGACTGGATTATGAGAGCTGTAGAAAGAATTAGAGAGCATACAGATAGACCTATTGCTTTGCGACCACACCCAAGAGCTCCTATCAGCATTCATAAATTTTATGGTTTGGTTGATGAACTTCAGCAGCCAGAGAAAGTCAATTCCTTTGATGAATTTGATTTGAGTTTTGATAATGTTTGGGCAGTAGTGAACTGGTCTAGCAGTCCCGGTATTCGTGCAGTACTTGATGGTGTCCCTGCATATACTGGTCCTAGAAGCATTGCATATCCGGTAGCAAATCCTATCAAAGATTTTAGTAACATTGAAAATCCTGATCGTCCTGACCGTGAAGAATGGTTTAAGAGATATTTGTATTCAGAATTCACAGTCAAAGAAATTCGTGAAGGTTTTGCATGGGACTTAGTTTCTAAAGGAATGTAAAATGGTTACTGTAGCATGTGTATTTTGGGGTGACAAGTTTTCTGAGGATTACGTTTATAATCTGAAGTCTATGGTAGAACGTAACACAACTGTAGAGCATCAGTTTGTGTGCCTGACTGACCGTAAAAAAATGGATGGTATTAGAACTGTTTCACTTATTCCCGGATATGATGGCTGGTGGAATAAACTACAACTTTTCAATACAGACCATAGACTAGGAAGCAGAGTTGTTTATCTTGATCTTGATACCCTTATCGTAAGCAATATTGATTGGTTGCTGAAGTATGACGGCATTTTCATGGGGATTGAAGACCTTGGTTCTGTAAATGAACATCAACCATACCTTAGAAATAGATTACAATCTGCTGTAATGGCTTGGGACTATAACTTTAATGCTGATGTTTGGCGCAGATTTGCTAATAATCCACAAGTAATGCAACAGTTTAGAGGCGATGGTGAATATCTCAATACTGCTATTTCTAGCATGTCTAGAGATTTTATCCAGAAAAGATTTCCCGGTAAACTAAAATCATACAAGTACCAAGTATATCCAGATAACCTTACAGAGAAACTTTCTATTGTATGCTTTCATGGTAGACCTAGTATTGTACAAGCAATTAACAATACTGTAAAAACTCCATTTGGTATTTACAAACCTCAGAAATGGGTAAAAGATAATTGGAAGTAGTAAAGTGACTAGATACTCTTTAGTTGATTGGTTATCAGGAGTTAAAAAGAATAATGGCTAGAGTAGTTCATATTATTGGTAATGGTGATAATGCTGTTCATTACAAACCTGCAAAGGGTTTGAAGATCACATGCAATCTGCCCCCATTTGAAGTACCCAATGTGTATGTTTCTTGTATGGTTGATTTCAAGATGATGAAAGCAATCACAGAAGGTAGTGTTATAAATCCTTATCCGTGGGTTCTTGGAGTAAGACCTAAGAAGTGGATGGAGATGCGACAAAGCTTCTATATGAAATACTCCCCACAAGTAAAAGAATTCTATGAGGTTTTGCCTAAATATGCAAAGAACTATACTGATTTCAATTGTGGTCACTTTGCAACTCACTATGCAGCAAACAAATTAAAGGCGGACGAAATTCACATCTATGGTTTTGATTCTATTATGGATTTTGATATTCGGTCCAAAACCGATTTCTATCTTCCATCTGATCGGGGAGCCACTAATACCGAAAGATTGACCCGTGTATGGCGCCCAATCTTCCAAGGGATTTTTAAAGAGTTTAGTGGTACGCAATTTGTTATCCATCATAAACATGATAACGTTCCATTTAAAAAACCAGATAATTTAGATATTAAGGTTCACAAATGATTGCCAATCCAAGGGTATTACTTGTATACCCTAACATTCCATTAATGTTCTCTCCACCTATTTCTATGGCAATTCTTACATCTATTTGTAAGGAAATGAATGCCCCTGTAGATTTATTTGAAACAACAGCTTATACAGACCAATTTCAAAGTCGGAGAATTGCAACAAAAAAGTCTGGTCACCAAGGTAGAGCAGAATTAGATGCAAATGATTGGATTGATATCAAACCATCCAAACAAGCTGTTCCTGACTTTATTGCTAAAGTAGAAGAATTTAAACCAGACCTTATCTTAGTTTCTTGTGTAGAAGATTCTTTTAGTGTTGGTATTGATCTATTAGAATCTATCCGGGATAAAAATATCCCTAATATCATGGGTGGTGTATTCACTACATTTGCTCCTGAAGAAGTCCTAAAGTATGATGTTGTAAATCAACTTTGTCATCAAGAAGGCGAGCAAGTTGTTAGAGATGCTATTACATGCTTGCGTGAAGGCAATCCTCTTCATGACATTAGAGGCACTACCTATAGATTTGATGATCATGCACAAAAGAACCTTCCTGCTGATCTAGTAGATATTAATGAAGTTACGCCAGACTTTGAATTTTTTGATAAGAAAAGGTTTGGACGTTTTCAGGGTGGACGTTGGTTCAACTTTTCTATGCAGATGGAAACATATCGTGGTTGCCCCTATTCTTGCACATACTGCAACTCTCCCGGCCAAAGAGCATTCTCTAAAGATGCTGGAACTGGCAACTTTATGAGAAGAAAGTCTGCTGATGTTATTAAAGCAGAGTTTGAAACTTTCTTTGAACGGCACCAAGTAGATCATGTAAACTTTGTTGATGACTCATTCCTAGCAAGACCAATGAAAGAATTGGAGGCGTTTGCAAAAGTTTGGAGTGAACACAAAACTCCTTTCTGGTGCAACACTCGCATTGAAAACTGCACTCCTGAAATCATGCAGATGATGAAAGAGTGTGGTATGTACAGAATTACATTTGGTCTTGAGTCTGGTAACGAAGAATATAGAAGAGACTTCCTGAAAAGAAATGTTACTAATGAAAAGTATCTACAGCATATTGACTATGTGAATAAGTCTAATGTTCCATACTCTATCAATGTTATTATTGGTATGCCCTATGAGACAAAAGAAATGGCACTAGACTCTGCTAGATTTTCTAGAGAGTGTGGTGGACATGATTCCTTTACTGTGTCGGCATGGTCACCTTATCACGGTACTGAGTTAAGAGATATTGCAGTTGAAGCTGGTTTTATGAAAGCTGATCTAACATGGACACTTGAGCAAAAACTTGGTAAAGGTGATGGCAGTAATGATGGATTTAGAACACCATTAATTAAAATGCCAAAACCTTATCTACAGCCAGAAGAAATTTCTGATTTAGTTCAGTTATTTCCACTTTATGCTTATTACCCTGATGAAATGTGGCCTGAGATTGATGCCAAAGAAAATATTGATAAACTGTTAGAAATTCGTAATAAAGAATACTACGGTGCAGAATATCAGGAAGGTGGTCAAGAAAAGATTGACAGACTGCAAAAAGCATGGCAAGATAGAAGTAATAAGGTCAAGAAATTTACTCCAAAGCAAACTGCTGAATGGGTAAAGGCATGGTCTATTGGTTGTGCTAATCATGATCCTAGTATTGAAGATCATTTTGGAGTTGTCGCTTGAAGGTTCTAATCCTTTATCCAAATTTGCCTATGATGTTTACCCCTGCACTTAGTGTGGGGTTATTCACTGCTATCTGCAAAGAAGAAGATGTTGAAGTAGATATTTTTGAAACAACATATCATTCTGATCAGTTTAAAAATAGACATGTTACTTTGACTAGTGTTGGTGCAAATCAAACATCTGATGCGGAAGAGTTTTTTGAAATTCGTGACCCTGACAATCTAATAAGTGATTTTCAACTTAAAGTCAAAGAATATAATCCAGATTTAATTTTAATGTCTGTAGCAGAAGATACTTACAAACTTGGTATTGAACTGCTAGAATCTATTCGTGAAAAGAATATTCCTAATATAGTTGGCGGTGTGTTTGCTAGAGAAGCAAGAGATATGCTGTTGCAACATGATGTGGTTAATCAAGTATGTCATCATGAGGGTGAATATGTTGTCAGAGATGCTATCCATGCATGGAAGAGAAATGAGTCTTTAGAAAATATCAAAGGAACTACTTACAGGTACAAAGATCATGCGCACACAAATGTAGAGCAAGAACTTTGTAACATTGCGGCTATCACCCCGGACTTCTCTTTGTTTGATGATTCTCGCTGGGCAAGACCTATGGGTGGTAGAGTATTCCAGAGAGTTGTGCCAATGGAGACTTACAGGGGTTGTCCATACAATTGTACATACTGCAACTCACCATCACAACGTGCTTTCTCCAAAGAAAATAATCAAGGCAATTTCATGCGTCGTAAAGATGCTAGAGTGATTGAAAAAGAAATTGTCGCAATTATTGAAAAGCATGATCCTGAAATGATTATGTTTATGGATGATTCTTTCTTGGCTAGACCAAAAAAAGAGATTGAAGAGTTTTCAAAGGTTTGGTCAAAATACAAAATTCCATTCTGGATGAATACTCGTATTGAAAATTGTACACCAGAAACAATGTCCATGATGAAAGAGGCTGGATGTTATCGCATGTCATTTGGTCTTGAGTCTGGCAATGAGAAGTTCCGCAAAGATATTCTGAGCAGAAATGTAACAAACGAAACATACTTAAAGCATATGGAGTATATCAATGAATCTGATATTCCATATAACTTCAATATCATACTTGGCATGCCATATGAAACGCCAGCAATGGTAGAAGAGACTGCTCGGTTTACCAGAGAATGTCGTGGTTGGGATGCACTAACTATTGCATCTTTTGTTCCATATCGTGGTACTGGTCTTAGAAACCTTGCTGTCAATGCTGGATTTCTAGACCCAAATTATGTTTCTAGGGGTGGGTTCCTTACAGAATGGGTGCTGAATATGCCAAAACCATATATTCAACACGACGAAGTTTTTGATTATCTCAAAATCTTTACCTTACTTTCTTTCTTTCCTGATGAGAGATGGCCTGAGATTAAAGCATCTCTGAAAAATAAAAGTCAATATGATAATCTTATGAAAGAATATAAGTCTCTACAATGGTCTGAGTATCAAGAAGGTGGAAAGACCCGTATTGCAAGACTGAATAAAAAAGTAAAACAAAAATACAAAGAACCATTTGGCATTAAAGCATGGTCTAAAGGATGTGCTAATCATGATGAAAGTTCATCTTTGATGTTTTCAGTGGCTTGACAAGATTAAAATAGTGTGGTAGTCTATAATGGTTTCTAAAAGGAGATTGTTATGCCACGAGGCCGTCCAAAGGGTTCTAAGAACAAACCCAAGAATGTAGTCAAGACACCTGAAGTAGAAGTTGATAACTACTTCTCACGAATTGCAGAAATTGGTGATAAACCTATTATTTCAAACTGGAATGCCAAGAAGGGTGAGTATACCTCACGCATGTATGGCAGCCTTAATGATATCATTCGGGTTATTGAACCTGATGGAGTTATCTCTTTACAGGGTAACAATATCATTCAATCTGTAGACAAAAAGAATGTCCGCACTCTGACTGATGGTCGGAAGTTTGATGGTATGGGTTGGCCAGTTTAGATAAAATCCGAAACGATAGTTGAAAAAAAATTAAAAAAGGGGCTTGCAATTGCGGCCCCTTTTTACTATATTAAGTATGTAAGAGAGAGAAAGAGAGTTTGACATGACCAATCTTGAAAATGCATACGTTGCTGCTTTCAACGAAGCAATCCAGATGTTGGAAATGATGGAAGACCTTGAGATTCGGTCTGCTCTGAAGCAAAGTGCATGGGACAACGGCATTGAAGAAGTGCAGTCCTATGTAGAGTGGGCAGAGAAAATTCTGTTCGCATAGTAACTAAAGAAAGGAATTGCCAGATGGCTACCCGTGCTAATATCATGATCACCTCGGACTGGAAAAACTTTGCTACGGCATACTGTCATTGGGATGGTGGTCTTTGGTATGTCGGTAAAGTACTTAATGAGCATTACAATGACACTGACACCATTCTTGACCTTGTAGCTCTCGGTGACATGTCCAGTCTGAAAGAGACTGTAGAAGAGACTGCCACTGATGAAGGTAATGTTTACAAAGAGTCTGGTGGTAAAGTTGAGATGAAAACTGAAGAGAATGTTTTTATCCCTAGTTGTGGTGAAGAATATCTCTATGTTTGGGATGCTAATCAAGAGATTTGGTTTGTAGGAACCTATTACACTAGCACTCCTAATTTTCGGCTTCTGGAGCAAGCACTCAAATCGTTCTCAAATGGTTTTGATGAGAAGGGTATCTTCGGTGAAGACTATACGGGCGAAGTCTTTTACGAGGCTGAGGCTGCATAAAAAAAGTTGTTGACTTTTGGTTTTAAACCAAGTATAATGCAAGAGTATCTTAAGAAAGGAAAACAAGATGTCTCACGAAATTGAAATGGTAAACGGTGTTGCTCAGATGGCTTATGCGGGTGACACACCTTGGCATGGTCTTGGCACTCAGGTCTCTGATGACATTACCACAGATGGCATGATGGAAGCTGCTGGTCTTGACTGGTCTGTGACCAAGCAGCCTATGTACTACATGGATGATCTTGGTGAGATGGGCGAGGTTCCCGGCAAGTCTGCCTTGGTTCGTTCTTCTGACAACAAAGTCATGGACATTGTAGGTTCTGACTGGAATCCTGTCCAGAACGCAGAAGCATTTGACTTCTTCCGTGAATTCGTTGATGCTGGTGACATGAAAATGCACACCGCTGGTTCCCTCAAGGATGGTAAGATGGTCTGGGCATTGGCAAAAGTCAATGACGGTTTCACCATCAAGACTGATCAGGGTGAAGACTCTGTAGAGTCCT